CCGTTTTCCCATGCAAAACTACCAGTTGTTACTACAGAAGTATTCCTAAGATCTTCATTGTAATCTATTTGTTGGTATATTTTTGTAAGATTAAACAGTGATTGCTTAGCCTCATCTCTAAACGCATGTTGTTCAGTTCTTGGAAACTGACGATACATTTCATTTAAACCATCTTGGTCATTTTTTAAACCATCAACTTCATTTTGCCAGTGTTCTATAACACCGTATTCAATTAACGATCCATCCGCTGCTTTAACGGGTTTCTCTGGAGTGTCGAAGACAGGTATTCCATAAGTATCAATGAATCCTTCGTAGTTCCATTCCATAGGTATGAACAAAGAATATAATCCTGAACTAGTCTGTCCGTTGCGGTTTCTCTTGGTAACGTCTGAGTCATAATAAAGTTTTTTAAAGTTTTCACCTCCTTTATCTAAAGCGTTTGATGTTGATCCCATCATACACTTACCAATAATTCTACTACCAAGTCTTAGAGTTGTTTTTGTAACCCTCCAGTTATTTAATATATTATCAGGTCTTTCCCATTTACCTGATTCATCATGTACTAAAAGCTTGAGCTTTTCACCGTCGTAGGAGTTATCACCGGTGTTCTTCCAGTCGATGGTCGTATCAAGTCCCTGTAATTCGTTTTTGGCAATGGATACCTTATCGACGGACTTTCTGGTGATTTTGGACGCTGGTACACGGTAGGCGAGCTCGGTCTTCGGCCTGTCCATTCCGTCCTGAATTGGTTTGAAGAAGAAAGGATAGTTGATTGATATAGGTACCACCTTATCTGTAAACATCTTCTTAGCATCTGCTCCTGATTTCGATAAGATCCCGAATCTCGCATCAGAAGATATTGTTGCCATATGAACTGCTGCTCCGCTGGCCATGAAGCTAAAACCGGACCTCCTATTCTTAAGGTAGCACATTCCGAAACATCTGCTATCTGCCATGCAAGCTTCCCAGAAGATAAAGAATAATCTATTTGCTTCCCTAAAGTCTGGTTGCCCAACATCAATCTTGGTCCACTGCAAGTACATGTAATGAGTGCCAGTGATATAAGTAGGAACACCTTTGTTATAAAACGAAAAACCTTTTTCCCTGTACTCAAACTCTTGATCAATATATTCATACCATTTGTTTTTAAAGTGATCAGGATAAGTGTCCCATTCAAAAATTGTTTTAATCTTTGATAACTCTGTTGGAATTTTATGAGACTCCCAATACTGATCTAATTTATTTTCAGATCTTGAATAAGCTTTATCTATGTAAGGTAAAGCTATTTTTAATCCTTGTATTTCATATATTTCTCCAATCTTTCCAGTCTTGCTTATAACAACAACATCGTGTTCTTTGTTATAACCATACTCCCATTTGTTATACCTATTTTGTATTTTAATGGTTTTAGACTTAATGTGATCAGGCAGTACTTTGTATAGTGTTTGCTCGTACATTACTTAGATCTACCTTCAGCGAAACCTCTGAAATTTTTTTGTGGTGAATCAGCAGATTCATCATTTAACAATTGTTCTTCTTGTTCAATACGTGAAAGTATTTCAAAAGCATCGAATATTGCTAATTTCTTTGTAGCAGCAGCGTTTTTTAATCTATCAGCTGATATATCATCATCTGAATCAACTATTTTTTCTCTAGCTACTTTTATTAATTCCTCAACTGCTTTTTGCCCAGCTAGGATTATATTCTTCTTCGTTTCCTTGGTATTCATATTTAATTACAATATCATTAGATTTCATACAGTATAATCTTTCCTCATCAACTACAAATTCAAACTCACCACCAGGAGTATAACCCACAAGGTCCCCAGGATTGATTTCTAGCGCTTGTAAGGAACTATTACCGTATTTAAGTATACCAATAAGCTTTTGCTCTTTTTCAAGAGAGAAGCTATCTTTATTTTTAATTGGAATAATAAAACATCTATCATTAAATGTCTTCCATTTTTTAGGTTTTCCATATAAATATATTTGATCAGGAGCAACAAAATATAATCCATCAATAAACATTGATCTACTATCTTTTTGATTCCCTTTCATATCATAAAACCTCCTAAACACATTGTGATGTATAACCACAATATCTCCAACACTCACACCTGTGTCATAAGCTAAAGGAGTTGCTACTACTTCAGCATAATTACTTACAGATTTATAGCTTTCTATTGACGAGTTTGTAACAAGTGTTTTATCGCCAACTTTCTTTTCGTTGTCATAGCGCTTGCCGACTGGCTTCACAATGAAGTCGTAAATACTTCTCATTAGTATTCGAGATCATACTCAACGGATATTGCCATGTTAGAGTTAAATTTCTTCCATGGCATTACCTCGTTGCTTTTCTTTATGTGAATGTTATAAGAGCTATCTTCTTCATCGAATAATATATAGGCTATTTCGTGACCACCATAAACAGATTGACCAACAGCATAGTGCATAGCGTCATTCTTGTAGTCAGAACCTATACTTATTTTTCTTATAACAGAAGCCATTACTCTTCTTCTTTAACTATTTCAGTATAAGTACCTGTTTCTATATCAATAGTAATAGCACCATACTCTTTCTCAAGTTCAGCTTTAAAAGCTTCAATTTCCTCGTTTAGTCCAGCTTGTTTATGTAATAAACCATGCTTTTGAACTTCTACAAAACCAATATCTTTTAAAATATTAGTTAAGTCTTTTTGCTGTTCTTGAATTTTAGTTAATTGTTCTTTTGTAATTTCTTGTACTTTTTTCATTTGATTTGATTTGATTTAATTAATTGTTATTTATTTTCTTTTATTGCTGATCCAAAATAATATCCAAATATTGACAAAGCAACACCTTCTACTATTCCTATCAAATGTATGAAAATTTCTTTATTTGACTCTGGTACTTGTGTGGTAACTACGGTGTAAACTAAAAAAGCAAATGCTGATAATCCAACTATGCCAGTAAGATTAAACATCCAGTCTGTTCCGTATTTTCTTAAGTTTACCTCTCTTTTTCTAGCAGAGTCTCTATCTTCTACTTCTAATCTATAAAGTTCTACCAATCTATCATGAGCTTCAGCTTTCTGATCTGCACTTAAGTCTGGGTCTTTATCTATTAATTTTTTAACCACTCCTAAAAGACCTTTATCTGGAAGCACATCACCTACAACATCTATTATAGTAGAACCAGCTCCTAGTAGAAACTTACCTAATCCTGTTTCTTTAAAAGGTTTTTTATCTTTCATTATTTGTATTTAAATTGGGCTTTAATATCAGGGTTTTCTTTTTGAATTTGCTTTGAGTAGTTTTCAAACTGCTGTGGAGTAACTCCTTTAGCTGGTTTGTATGTTGGAATAGCACCACCTTCTTGTAATCTATTAGCACCTCTTTTAACAAATTTAGAAAACTTACCAAGATTAGCGCCTGTTGGTGTGGGTATTTTTTCACCATACTTCTCATTGATAGCGTTAACTAGATTCTCTGTTTGAGATTCAGTTAATTTACCTTTACTTTTTTTAGTGTCATCACCAGGTCCTTCGTTTATTTTACTCAAAGGACTTGAGTATTTCATTTTAAATGGCATATTTATTTAGTTTTAGATTTGTTATAAGCTTCTTTTTCCCAAGGAAGATTTTTAGCACCTTCTTCCATTTGTGCTCTTGAATATTTTTTACCTTTCCAAAAAACTGCACTATCATTATAATCAAGATCACCTCTTTTCATTTGATCAAGATGAACTTTCTCGTGCTTTATAACATCATCTATTTGTTTAGAGTCAGTTATATTTTTGTTTATTAATATACTGCCATTTCTGTCAGCTTTACCTAGGACACCATCACCTAAGTCTACGTTGTAGATAGGTGTGTTATCCATAAAGTAAGGAGGACTATTTAGTTTGAACGCCATTATAAGGGAACATGTTATTTAAAGTTTCTTTTCTTTTTTGGCAACCACAAGGGATATTAAGACCCTCTGATACTTTATCAACAACAGATTTAATACCAGTTGCTGTAGTTATCTTTTCTATAGTGTCACCTAATCCCTTGGATTCCATTATTTAGAACAGTGTTTACTCATCCAAGAACCAGTCATCTTCATAGGAGAACAACTCATTTTAGCTGGAGATCCATACATAGACATTGGACTATCGTCTTTCATTCCTGCTTGAGCGTTTTTTGCATAGTTTTTTCTAGCTGATGCATCAAGTGATTGGTTGCTTGCTTCTTTAACGTTGTAAGCTGTTTTTTTACTAATGTTTGGCATAATTATTTCTTTTTTGAGATTCTTTTTTCTATTCTTGCTGCTCTCTTGTTTAACCTGTCATGTTTAGCTCTTGCTGCTTTACCTTCCATCTGACCTCTAGAACCAGTATTGTAATCAGATTTAACTTTAGCAGCTTTATCTTTTGTTTTAGCTAGTCTAGCTTCTTGCTTTGTTGTTCCAGATTTTCTTGTTTCAGAAACTGGCTTAGCCATTCCAGCTTTTATCTTAGGATTAGTTTCAGCTAGCTTAACACTTTTTTCAGAAGTTTTTAGTTTAACTTCTTTTTTTTGCTCTATTGTTTTTTTAGTAGGTGTTTTTTCTGTAGATATTGGTTTAACAGGTGTAGGTTTTGCCACACTAGTATCTACACCATTCACAAAAGGATTGTTAGCTTTATTACCTGGTTTAGATAAACTAGCTGTAAACTCATTAGATAAGTTTTTAGTAGAAGATTTACTAGCTAACTCAGCTTTAGTGTATATTCCCTTAGATTGTCTTTGAGAAGACGTTTCTATGTTAGCTTTTTGTCCTGTTAAAGCTCTTTTTATAATTCCGTCTTTTGTGTCTCCAATTGCATTTAATGGAGAACCTTTCATTTTAAATGGCATAGTTTTATTTTTTTATTATTAGCATTTCCACTTACGTCTTGCAATGTCGTTTGGACAGTCACCGTTTTTATCTGGATTTTTACATTTTTTAATACCAGCTGATCTAGCACAGTATGATTTTTTTCTACTACCACCTTCTGGTTGAGGTGCTTGTAAGTTTCCACCAGTTTCCCTGTTGTACTTTCTTCTTTCCTCAGCAGACATACCTGCTTTGTATGGTTTGGTCCTTAAAAAAGGAGATTTACTTTGTACGTATGCCATTATATTAGTTTGTATTTTGATTTGCCATTTAATTTGTAAGCCTTCATAATTCTTCTTCTATTTTCATCAGAAGAAACATAACTAACATGCACCCAGTCAGGATTATTATCGTTTCCAAATTCCCAAATTAATTGATCGAAATCTAAGTTGTTTTTTATATACTCAAACATTTCTGCATTAGTCTTGTGACCAAAGGTATCGTCAATATCAATCGCTCTACCCTCGCAATGCTGAGATCTATTGCTTCCGCCTATAGCTGAATTTAATTCTTTACATCTGTAAAATGAATTAATTTTAATAGGTCCATTAACCCATTCTCTAAGCGGTTCAAAAACAAGTTCAGCAATTATCTGCATGTTAACCAAGTGATATGGTTCAGGCGTGTTGTCTATATCAAGTCTTAGTGCAGTTCTTGAATAAACACCTTCTTTGTCAGATACATGCTTACTAATCATTTTATTTCTTCTTATACAAGTGATACCACTTATTAACAGTATACCCTATAGTAACTACTAATAACATGATCTTCAATACAGGCTCGATGCTCGTCATAGAAACTAATAAAGATATTGCGTTTATTGCATAAAGCTTAATATCAGCCCCTGCCATTTCCCTTAGCATAAGTCTTAGACGTAATAGGTCCTTCTGAATAAGGTACATCTGACATATTAACCTTCATACCATTTTTTCCACTGCTAGAGCCTTTACCCATTGGAAAACCAGTAGTATCTAACGGCCCATCCCATAAAGCATTAGCTCCAGTAGTGCCGTGAGCTTCTATTTTACTTACAGCTGGTGTTGTAGTTTTTTTCATAATATCTTTTATTAGTTTAATCATTATTCTTTGTAACCTTCTACTCTTGCCTTTATAACATCTGCTCTAGTAATTTTACCATCACCAGTTTGATCTTTCATGAACATAGGAGTTCTATTGCCCATAGACATTTGTCTTTGCTCTACGTTACCGTAAAGACCTTGAGCAGCAGTTTGAGTCATATCATTAAAAACAGGTTTAGCCATACCAAGTGTGTTACTAGGTGCTGGTGGAACAGCAGTTTGCTGAACTGGCATACCAGTCATAGGATCTAATACCTCTTGTTGTTGAGCAGGATTTAATGTACTAAATATACCACCTCTTGTGTTGTTCATATTATCTATTTTTATCTTTATTTACATTATCAATTGCAGTCTTTAGAACAGTATCCATGTAAGTTTTACCTTGCATTATTTTGTTTCTTCTATGACTTGTAGGTATATCTTCTTCACCAAGCATAATACGATACATTCTACTTATAAGTTGTTTGCACTTAAATGAAACTTTATATATATGATATTTTTGAGTGGTGTGGTTTCTTTCTCTCCAAACCGTAACCCACCCTTCTTTCAATAATCTGTTCCAGCGCGTGTTATCCCAACTATAAGCATACGTACCGATTTTATAATCTTGTTTAGTAAAAAAACCCATACAATCAAAGTAGATCAGTAACTCTAAATCTGCATCAGTTAAGTCGTTGTTTCTACAAGCCCATTGTCTTATTATCCGATAATGTTTTAACAAGTTCAATTCTTTAATATCACTTGCTTCTAGCCTTTTCATAGAACAACAACTACATCCTGAATTTTTATAATATGGTAAATATCTTTATCTACCTCTATTTTATGCCCAGCGTGACGATCATAATAAATTTGATCACCTTCTTTTATTCCAGTTGTTTCATCACCAACAGAAACAACAGTAGCCATAATATACCTAATGTCTTCTCTTTGGTTTTCAGCAAGAAGTAAACCACCTTTTGTTTCGGTGGTACCTTCTTTTACTTTTTCTATTATTAAGTTTCTACCTATTGCCTTCATTAATCCTTAAGTTATTAATTACACAATCCGTAGATAAAATAGTTGTAGCAACTGAAGCAGCGTTTCTAAGTGCACTTTTAGTAACTAGTAGTGGATCAATAATACCGTGTTTGATCATATTAACCTTTTTACCAGTTATCACATTTAGACCCATTCCTTTGCCCCTTTTAGATTCTTGGTATTCTATACCTGCATTTTCTAAAATGGTCTTAAATGGCGCCTTAATAGCCTCTAGCAGCGCTTCTTCACCTATTGTATTAGCTTTAACTATTTCCGATGCGTTTAACAGTGCAATTCCACCGCCAGGTACAATACCCTCTTTAATCGCGGCTTTAGTTGCGCAGATAGCATCTTCAACTCTATCTTTCTTTTCTTTTAATTCTATTTCTGAATTAGCACCAACTTTTACTATAGCTATTTTAGCCGCTAGTCTTGCTAATCTTTTTTCAAGCTTTACTATTTCGTAAGGCTCTTTAGTTGTAACAAGTTTTTCTTTAATACCTTTTATAGTATTTTGAACCTCTTCTGAAACTTCTCCAACTTGTAATATTGTTTCTTCGTCTGTAGTTACACTTTTTATACAATTACCTAGGTATTGAGGATTAATTAAATCTAAATCATCTCCTAAGTCTTCATTTATAATAGTAGCACCAGTTAACATTGCAAGATCATCTAATGTTTCTTTTTTAGCTACACCGTATGTTGGTGCATTAATAACATTAATCTTTAAATTACCTTTAACTTTATTCATTGCTAAAGTTGCAAGTACTGGTTGGTCTACATCGGCTATTACAAGTAAAGACTTATTACCCTTTATAACAAACTCTAGCACGCTTTGAATTTGTCTTATATTATCTATTGGCGATTCAACCAATAACACGTAAGGGTTTTCTAATTCAGCAACTCTTTGGCTTTTGCTTGTTACAAAATGAGAGTTCGTTAATCCTTTGTTATATTGTACTCCATCTACTATTTCTACTTCTGTAGAACCATTTGACGATGTTTCCATCATAACTACACCTGTTTCATCAACAGATCTAAATGCGTCACCTATAATTTTACCTAATTCAGAATCATTGTTTGTAGAGATAGTAGCTCTTTGATCTATCATATC